AAGCGCAACGCTTACTACACCCGTTTGGTTGTTCGTCTTTGAGAACGAATTTAACACAGCGTCACAACCTATTTACTGGGTAGGTGTTGACACGTCACCGTACACTTATCGATACAATTTATTCACTCTAGAAGAAGGTGTTGACTTGACTTTAATTATAGGTCAATATACTTACAAGGTTTACGAAAGTCCTGTTCCTATTATAGTAGACCCAAACACGAATGCAAACGGTTTGAATTTAGTTGAGGAAGGTCGAATGGTGGTTAATGGTGACGCGCCAAATTCAATATATGATTAATTATGAAAATATTCGGAATAGAAATCGGAGGTAAAAAAGACAGCGTTGAAGTTGTTCAAGGTAATAGTTACCAAGCATTCAGCACGCCGTTTTTAAGAGTTGGCGAAGGCAATCTTTCTTTACCTTACGTAAACTCACGACAAGTTGTAAACGGTCGAATTAGATTTGGAAGTGACGACCTTTATCCACAGCTATTAAATCAGATGTATTACACATCACCTTTACACGGTGCTATCGTAGATTATAAAACAAATGCTGCGGTTGGCGGTGGGTTTGAATTAACCGTCGATTCTCAAGCAACAGCAACGGAAAAAGTAGACGTTTACACCTTTGACAAGCGCACTAACTTAAAACAGCTTGTTCCCGTACTAACGAAAGACGTTATTATCCACAATCGAGCTTACTTTTATCTTTGCTTTAACCAAATAGGCGACCTAATTAAAATCAAACATATAGGAGCTGAAAAAATTCGAAAGGATAAATACGGAGAAACTTATTTTATTTGCGACGATTGGAGTTCACAAATTGACATTAAAGAAATAAAGCCTTACAAATGGAACTTAAAACAACGTGAATGCTTGTATATTTACGAAAATAAGTCAGTTGGTCAGGACGTTTACCCTTTACCGCAGTATAGTTCAGCTATGAATTGGGCTTTTTTAGACGGTGAAATGAGTTACTTGCAAAAGTCGAACATAATAAACTCTATTTTCCCATCGTTTGCAATGATGTTCCCAAAGAAACCACAGAGCGAAGAAGAAAAAATAGCAATCAAAAATACAATTGACAAGGCAAAAGGCGCACAAAACGGAGGTAAAGCGATTGCGTTCTTTGCCAACAACGCTGAAAGCTTACCAAAAATAGAAAGTATACCAACCAATTCAAACGACAACTTATTTCAAAACACGACTGAAAGTATAGATTCAAAGATTTGTCAAGCGCACATTATAGACCCTATATTAATGGGTATTCGAGTAAGCGGTAAACTTGGTTCAGGAAGTGACATAAAACAAGCTTATATAATATTCGAGAAAAATACAATAATTCCTTTAAGAAACATTATCGAAGACATCGTAAACGACTTGTTAAAAATCGCAGACGTTAAAGCGGACTTTACTATAAACAATTTCCAAATAGTTAATGAGACGATTGTAGAACTTGACGAAAATACGAGCGCAGTTAATGACGCTTTAAACACTATGAACCCCGAGTTAGCAAAAAAGGTAATTGAAACAATGACCGTTAACGAAATTCGTGCTATGGTTGGACTTCCAGCAATTCAAGAACCGCAAACACCGACATTATGATTTACTTTATAACTGAAAACTATTTAAAGACGCAAACACCGATAACGGCAAACGTAGATGTTAACGACGTTACCCCGTATATTCGAACGCAAAGCGATATGAGGGTGCAACCAATTCTTGGAACGTACTTTTACAATTATATGTTAGCGGGATACAATGCTCAAACTTTAAACAATGACGAAGAAACACTAGTTACTTACATTCAACCAGTGGTTGCGTGGCGTAGTGCTGAAGATGCTGTTTTCGGCTTATCCTATCAACTTAAAAACAAAGGTATACAGCAACAGTTTGGAGACTACTCAAGCGCTGTGACTCAAAACGAAGTTGCTTTTTCAATGGAACACTACGGACAGAAAGCAAGTTTCTACGAGGCTCGTTTGTTTAGATATTTAAAAGAAAATAAAGACTTATTTCCTGAATTTATTTCAGACTTGAATAAAGACTCGGATATAAGACCAAGTAAAAAAGAGGACACTGGATATACAACGCAAATTTTAGTACTTTGAAAACATACCTTATTACTTTGTTTAATTCGTTACTGGTCTTTTTAAGCCCTATTAAATTTATAGTTTTACTCGTTGCCTTGTCTACGATTATAGACACTTTTTTCGGTGTTTGGAAAGCGCACAAAGTCGGTGAAAGTATTCAGTCTAAAAAGTTACGTCACGGATTTGTACCTAAATTAATAACTTATTGCGCTGCGGTTATTATAACTTATGCCACGGACTATTATATTTTAAACGACCTAACTCAAACGGTTGTAGCCGTTGACTATTTAAGCACTAAACTACTAGCGTTGGTTCTTATTTCAATAGAGGTTAAATCAATGGACGAAAGTTTCACGAAGGTTAAAGGCTATTCGTTTATAACCAAAATTACTAATCTAGTAAAGAAAGTTAAAGACGTTAAAAAAGAACTCCAAGAATGACACTAAACACAAATAAATTCACGTTCGTTTTATTGCTTGTTTTAGCGTATATTTTACTATTTAGATGTTCCGCTACTTACCACCTAGAGAAAGCCGTTAAAAAGGGCGTTAAAATCGATTCTAGAGTTGATACGGTTCGAGTTTACTTCAGGGACTCGATAATAAAAGACGGATTCAAAGAATATTTCTACAACTATCGCGATACCATTATCGAGAAAAATACCGTTTACGTGCCAAAGACACGGTACGAAACACGGACAGAGTATAAAATAATCAAAGAACAAATTCAACAAGACGCCAAAACAGACCGAGTTAAGGTTAAGCAAGACGCAAAGACCGACCGCAAAGAAATAGCGAAAGAAAAAAAGACTTCTTGGTCTAGTGTGATGAAGTTTTTAAGCGTAATTCTCGGACTTGTCTTGTTAATTGTTTTACTTTTAAAAGCAAATAAAAAAATAGGATTATGAACAACGTGAGAAAATACACCGACAAACAACTTTTAGACAAGGTTAAATCTTTAGACACCTTCGAAAGTATTCCTTCAAATTATTGGGCTTTATTTGTACGCTCAAACGAAGACGCTGCAAATCTATTCGACGATAAATGCTACATTTTTAACGGGGCTAAATTTGTCACGGTCACAACTTGCACCACAAACAAAGGGCACAAAGGTTCGGGTGTTGTTGAGGCTAACGTTTGGAATTACGACGGCTATAAACTAGGGTTGCATCGCGGTAAAACACCAGCTGGAATTCAAGTTAAAGGTTTCCCGTATCGTAGAGATTTTACAACAGACGGAAAAACGAACCCAACAACCGAAATAAAGAACGATATTCGAGGTTTTAATTTTCACGCTGCAACTCATAACTTAAAATCGACAATTGTAGTTAGTCAGATAGGCGGTTGGTCGGAAGGTTGCCTCGTGTTCAACAACACACCTGACTACGTTAAGATTCTAAATCTATTTAGACCTCAACGAACGTGGTCTTTCGTAATTGTAGACGAGTTTGAAGCGGAATAAACACCGCTTTTTTTATTTACCTAAACCTTTTATATGAGAAAAAGATTGTTCTTCGATATCGAAGTAAGTCCCAATATTGTTTTTTCGTGGCGTTCTGGCTATAATCTAAACATCGACCCCGACAACATTATCGAAGAGCGTAAAATCATTTGTGTTTGTTGGAAGTGGGAAGGCAAAGACGAAGTACACTCTTTAACGTGGGACAAAAAGCAAAACGATAAGAAGTTACTCAAGGACTTTATTAAGGTCCTGAATTCAGCTCACGAAATTGTCGGACATAATTCAGATAGGTTTGATACTAAATGGTTGCGCACACGGGCAATTATTCAAGGCGTTGATATGTTAGCGCATTACGTATCAATAGACACGCTTAAAAAGGCTAAAAACGGTTTTTATTTTAACTCTAATAAGTTGGATTACTTGGGTAAGGTTTTACTCGGTCAAGGTAAGCTTGAAAACGGGGGCTTCGACACGTGGCGAAAGATAGTTCTTGACAAAGACCCTGAAGCTTTGGAACGAATGGTTAACTATTGTAAAAAAGACGTTCAAATATTAGAACAAGTTTATCATAAATTAGAGCCTTACATTAAACCAACTCAACATTACGGTGTTGTATTTGGCGAAGAAAAGTTTTCGTGTCCGCATTGTTCAAGTTACAACATAAGACGTCACGCAATGTATGCAACCGCAGCGGGAACGGTTAAATATCAAATGCGCTGTAAAAGTTGCAAAGGTGGAACGTTTATTTTTAATCAAAAGACCTACACAGACTTATTAACATTTCAAATTAAACAGAAAAATATTAGTTAAATTAGCATTATTCTTGTTTTTCGGTTAGGTTTGATGCAAAGAGGCGGTAGAAATACCGCTTTTTTTATGCGCTGAAAGTCCAGTAAACATTGGAAAACTGAAAATAATTCAAAAAAATATTAAAAAAGTTTTGCACAATTAAAAAAGTTGTGTACATTTGCATATATCAATTAACGAAAAAACAAGAATTATGAAAGAAACAGCTTTAGAATGGTTTATGGACCAATTAAGACAAGTAAATCCTACAGCATATAATGATATGCTTTATTACGGATTATTCAACCACGCTTTGGAATTAGAAAAGCAGCAAATAATTGAGTCGCAAAACAAAAAAACAAGATTATGAAAGACTTTTTAAAATTTGCCCTAGCAGTTTATTTACTAGGATTAATTATCGGAATTATTGAATCACTTTAAAAACAAGAAAAATGGAAAAGTACACAGATTTACACATCGACTTAAGAGAAGAAGAAGCGGAGTTCGTTATCAAAGACAACCTCTTTATAGTAAAATTCGAAATACA